GCTCTACCAACTGAGCTATAAGGGCAAATCTGGCGAAGGTGGTAGGAATTGAACCTACTTCTCAAGGTTTTGGAGACCTGCGGATTACCGTTTTCCCTCACCGACTTATAAACTTATTTATTCTTCTAACCACTTCTTGATAGAACCATACTTGAGATCGAGACGATACTCAAGAGATTCCCAACCATAGAAGCGCATTTCTTCATCATCAATGCCTTCTGCTTCACAGATAATGGCGACTGCTGCCGCATTATCAAAGCAATTCTTGACCAAACCCATGATACCGTCTACACGACAAACAAACTCAGCGAAGTTACGATCCTGACGAATCTTGTCTTCGTCGATCTGCACAGAGAGTATACCGACGAGACGCTCGTATTCAGCATCAAACTCTTCAGCTGAAGAGAAGGTGATGCCACGAGGACGGAAACCATACACATCTTTGTGTAGGTCTGAAAAGATGTCGCCATCGCGGCTATTGGTAGCGACATTAATATCAGCAAGAGTCAACATAGTCAATTTCCTTTCAAACTATATACACAGTATACCTCAAAACGAAGAAGAAGTCAACACTTATTTTCATTTTATTTCAAAAAATGGTGAACCCTGCTGGATTCGAACCAGCGACCTTGAAGTTAAAAGCATCCTGCTCTACCTACTGAGCTAAGGGTCCAATACTGGCGGAGAGGGTGGGATTCGAACCCACGGTACCTTGCAGTACGCTAGTTTTCAAGACTAGAGCAATCGACCACTCTGCCACCTCTCCTAAATTTCAAAGACCAATCGCAGTACGATATGTCTCAAGAATCATATCCTCTTCCTGTCGAATATGCGCTTCCTTCTTACGGAGGCGAATAATCTGGCGAGTTGCCTTGGTGTCGAAACCGTCACCCTTCAACTCGGAATAGACTTCCTTACGGTCTGCCTTCCTAGCATCAAGATCTGCTTCGATACGTTCGATGCGCTCAATGAAAAGGCGAAGTTTGTCAACTGCAATAATATCTGTCATAATAAACTTTCTTGTTAAAATGGATGCCCGATGGCGGCAACGTAACTTAGAAACCCAATATACGCTTTATTTAAGATAAAGTCAAGTCTTTTTTATGATTTATTTGTATGGGTCGTAATTTCTTCCCCAGAACCATCCACTCGGTAGACTGAAAGACCGTGGGTCAACCAGATGCGTCTTACCGCTTGGTTCAACACACCACCTTCGCACACGCATACTTTGCATAAGACTCATCTTGCGTCGAGTCTCGTATGAGTGTCTCCGATTATACATCGGATTGTTCTCACCACGACGAGTTCCCTTCATCGTCCTACTGATCTTTGACCGATGCTCATCTGACAATCCCTTGGCATTTGGGTTTTTATCACCCATCTTTGCCTCGGCAATTTTTTCCCTGCCTTCTGGAGTATGCCATTTATTGCGTTGACGAGTTACCTTGTCAACAACTTTAGAGATCTTTTGCTGTTTGGATGCAGTAGCGCGAATTAGTTCGATGTTGGTCGTTTGCAGAATCAATTCGCGAGGTTTTGGAACGATGGTTGGATCTTTTACGATCCACAGTTCCGTCTTATGTTGAAAGAGGTAGAACCTCATTTACAATGCCTTTATCAATCAATGTCAGATCATGCTCACGATCAATGTATTTAAACTCAACATGATTTGGGTCAAATTCCTGTAACGCCTGGAAGACATCCTTCGTATTCAGGGTTGAACACGTATAGACATCAAGTTGCATCAATGCAGGTTCGACTTCATCCCATACATGCATAGCAATGTGACTCGTTTCAATAATGGTAACTGCAGTCAACCCACGATTACCTTCCATATCCGAGTAGATCGCATATGGTCCCATCAGTATTTTCATACCAATTTTGGAAACCAGTGTTTTCATCCAATCCTGAATTGCTTCTGCGCACTTCGGCGGATTGTTTAATTGCGCTCTGATAATCAGATGCTTGTGTTCAAGAATTTTCCCCATAGTTGTCCCTTCCTAGGAGGTGTCGGAAAGATTTATTTATATGGGTTCCACCATATGCTGTTTATAAATTCTTCACCGAAACGCGAAACTGCGAAGTCATAGTTTTCACGCATAAATGGATACTTTTCATATAACTCATGTTTTTCATCATCACTAAATTCTGGATGTTTACCAAAACTCCAAACTTTACGAGAAAAATTCATTTCATCAGAGGATGTCCATATACGATCAATAATTTCTTTACCAAATCGAGAAACTGCATAATCATAATCTTCCTGCTTAAACGGATACAGTGTAAACAATTCTGTAATTTGACTCTCGTTTAAAACTGGGAAATCTTTTATCTTTACAGCATCCTTAGAAGAACTCGGCGGAATATAGTCTGGTAATTCTAAATATAAAAATAGGTTGGATATAGATTCATTCGTGAACATTGTTTCATAGAAATTTAAATGTAATTTCCCAAATACTTCAGTAACATTTTCTATTGTTTCTCTCCACGAAAGCAGACTCTCCTCAAATCCAGGTTTTCCTGAATTCAATATTTCTGTTACTGATTCTGGAATGACACCTGGAGTATTGTTTACCAATTGATTTATATACCAAGATTTAATTTCACCCATAGAATTGGTTTCTAAGAATTTTTTTGTTGACATCCTCATCATTGTATATGATATGACTTGTGAGATTGGATCCCTTAATGTCATGGTGGGTAGAACGTTTAAACCAACATTATCCGCATTCTGTTTAAACCAGCGGAGTTGTTCTTTTGTAGCGTTTTCATTTGATGGTGTAAGATCACCAGTTAACCGAATACCATCAACATTTACTAATTGTGCCATGTTCTCGAAGTATTTTGTTTTATCAAAACCTTCTGGTCCTGGAACTGGATTGAAATCTTGGAAGATGAAAATCTCTTTTTGTGGGAAATTACAATCAGTTCTTCTGCTTAATTCCCCATGCAACCACGTGCTGCCTGCTCTCGCGTTTCCGAAATACAGTAGAAAGTTTTTCATATGTGAATCTTAGTTCACCAAAGACTTTTTTGATCGTGACAACTTCTTAACCTCAGGTGCCTTCCATCCAGGAAGAAAGGATTCTAGAACAGTCGCCAGCGTGGGATACTTCTCAAGTAGTTTCTGATCCTTAACAAGATCGAGAAGTTCTGCCTCAGTTGTGACTACACCCTGACAGATCTGCATCCAAATTTCTTCACGACGCCATTGCGCAACCGCTGCAGCACTACCTTCTGGTAGTAGAGTTAGAATGCGACGGAATTCCTGTGTAATGGTAGTATCGCCCATATTTTCTGGGAGACCCTCATCCTTAAAAGGAGTCTTACCTTCTGGTAGATTCCATGGACCCTGCTCGTAACCAACACCCCACGCGACAAATCGCATAAGAATAGAGTTGCCGACTGAGATTGCACGAACACGTGTAGAGAGTTCTTCGGTTGTTTTCGCTTCAACTGCCCAGTCAAGAGCCTCGTTGATCTGCCTAAATTTCTTTGGTACTGTTGCCATTTTCAATTTTCTTTCGTAGATTTGTGGTACTAAAATCGTGTCGGCGAGAATTATAGTAGATTTCCATCTGCAGATCGCTGCCTGTAAAATTCTTACCGAAATATTCCTGCCCAATAATGCGAACATCCCAATCATATGACTTTAGTATGTTCAGAAGATCTTCTTCGGTCGTGTATGGAATAATCTGATCGACATACTTACAACCTTCCAACTGAACCCACCGTTCGAACACTGACTGGACAGGTTTGTTCTTCTCTGGTCGGTCGATTGTGGGATCAGTTTGCAGTGCTACGACTAAACGATCACACTGTTCCTTTGCTTCCTGCAACATGAGAACATGACCTGCATGAAACAGATCAAAACAACTTGCGGTAATACCTATACGATTAGAACTCATCAACCAACTCAATCAATTGTGTCATACGATTCGCGATAAAATAATTCAAAAGACCAGAGCGATCGCCCTGTTTCTGCATCTCATAGTTATCTATAATACTTTCCTTGATCTCCTCAGGAATGCGCGACAGATCAACCAGTTCGCGGTTGCGCTGGAAATTGCGCCACATTTCATCATTGGTGATGAAGTCTTCGGGTTTCTGAGTTTTCCAAAGTGCAAGAGCATCCTTACGAATAGGACGCTGACGATCACCATTGACGAAGGTATCATCGCCCGACAGAATATTGGGAACACCATCGCCCTTATCGCCCATGATAATATGCTCCATTAGAACTGCTTCAGGAGTTTCCGCCAACTTAATAAACTTCTTCTGAACAGGAGCATACTGCTTAACGTTGCTCCACTTCTGCAACTGATTAAAGTCATGGTCGCCTGACAGAACAAGAAAGGGTTCAGCGCTGGGTATGAGACCATCGGTATTCATGGTCTGACTATACTCGGCGAGAACTGCGATGACATCATCTGCCTCTGCACCATCAACATCGATTACAGCATATGGAAAGTGTTCAGCAAGTTCAGCACGAACAAGATGCAGTGCTTCGAAGATAGAGTTCCAATCGAAACCACTATCGGCACGAGACTTTTTACGGTTTGCCTTGTAGTTCGGGAAATACTGACGACGCCAATAGTGACGGTTGTCACATGCAATAACCATTTCACCGAACTCAGGACCAAACTTTTTACGATACGATCGAAGCGCATTGATGATCATGTGCCGAACTAGAGGAACATTTACCTCAACGTCTCGACGACCTCCCAAATTTACCATTAGACTGCTAATTGCAGTCTGGTTATAATCTACAACAATCACGTTTCATCATTCCCATCATTTAATTTTGTATCAAGTGCATTACGAATATCAGTTAGCATAACTGTTTCCGGAGTATCCATCCCACGTTGACGCAAGAACATACCATATACCAAAACAGAAACCACTGCTGCATCAGCATAGAAACTTTCATGGTGTGTAATACCAAACTTCTCAGTGCACACCTTGGTAATTCCTGCCATAACTGCTTTACCAGCACGCTCAGCATCTTGATAAGAACTGTACTCATCAATCCCACCTAGGAAGTATGATAGAGATTCCTTGTCTGGATTTGGATCCTCTGCTTTCTTCTTTGGATTAAGAAATGTCACGTTATCATTATCGCTCATTAAAACACTTTCAAAATTAATGTAGTCGGAGTCAGTCGTGCACGCACAGGAGAAGACTTACTTCTAACGGCTGAGTACCATTTAGTCAAGCCATTTTTCGCAAGACTAACAAATTCTTTTACTTGGGTCTCTGGTTTACGAAGCAGTCGTGAGTTAGAGAAGTTCACATCAAAACCTACAAGACTTGCACCCCTGACAGTAATGCTTCCACTGACTGGACTGAAATACTTAGAGATCTTTCGTGTCTTGGTATCATATGTCCATACTTCACTACAGTTTAGTAGATTGATAGGTTCGACACTGGTGACGCCGAGAGGAGTATCACTCGCAAGGAACTTTAGATTCTGAACCAACTTGGACTTATCCTTTGGTTTCTTCTTACGAACCTTGGCAACCTGCTTGCTGACATATGACTTCTTAAGATCGTTGACATATGATTCGAGTAACTTAACGATATCCTTGACAATCTTCATACCCGTCAGATGTGCATAACTATCGAGCAACTGCGACTGCATGTCAGTTAGGTTTGCTTTGGGTGTCCGACGAATCTCTACCAATTCAGCAAACTCAGCAAGGATAGGTTGAATCTTTTCTACGCAGTCAAGGTAATGTCTATCTGTCATACGATATGGCATAAGAATCTGCGGCATGTTCTTTACATCTTCGCCGATGACAAGATTCTCAATCTCATCATTAACATCAGATATAATGAAGTGACCTGCAATTAACGGTTTCTTAGCAACCTTGACTACAGGTTCCGGAGAAGCATCATCCTCTTCGAGTTTGGTGCGCTTATTGACAGTTTCCTCAACCTTCTCCCAGATACGAGACTTATCTCTTTCGTTGAGAGGGAACCCACGCATAGCAATACGAGCAGAATTGGCATAGGTGCGTGGAAGCAACTTGTCAGGAACTTTACTAAGAGTCTTCAGTTTATCCTTATCTTCCTTGAACCAGTCAACGAGAAACGCACGACAATCTTTCTGGTCAACAATAAAGTTATACCAACTCAATGCATTACCATATTCAGACTGGTAATTCGTGGGTTCATAATCGTCGACCCAGATTGGTTCTACGCCCATAATCTTAGAATCAGCAATCGGAACTTTCAACTTATACATCTGTTCGCCCTATTCAATTTATAAGTTACTATACCTCGTTTCCGTGGAAAAGTCAAGCTATAAATTTCACATTTGTAATTGAATCATATCTAAACGAGCGCCAACCTGCATTTTCCGTATCCCAAACAGGGAGAGCATCGGGATTAATCACCTTGCTTTCGGCCTTAGCAGTAGTTTTCTTTGGCACCACAGTTTCCTGTAGAGTGCATCGAATAACTCGAACATCCCCATTACGTTTTGTAAACGTCACTTCAGCGTCCATCTTCTTGAGGTTCTTTACGAGCATTTCACGGTCGATTTCCATAATCACATTCTCCTAATATTGGTTTTATCAATTTCAACTTTACCATCTCTCCAAGATTTTCTGGGAGGATCTGGTGCGGGTATATCGTGGGTCGATAAATTCTTTTCCATCGCGAAGAAATCAGTTGGGGTTTCTACTACCACTTCAGTTTTCTTCATCGGTTTACGTTTCTTAACAACCTTCTTCGGTGCTCCTGATGGTGGAGTTGGAACAACCTCAGCAGCAACAAATTCTACTATACCCGTTTCTTCTTTCTTTGTCAAGCTTAAAATCGAAATATTTGCTGCAATAACCAAAAGAATTGCTAATGGATCAAACACAAAGATAAGAACAATAATCATCAAGCGCACTGCTTTATCCACAGTAGCGACATCACCACTACCATAGAACAGTTCTGCGATATATTTTATCGGACCTACTTCTGCTTCGAGTTTAAGGTTTTCTGTTTTGAGCGGTATGAGATCAGTCTCAATAGTCTCAATGTCTGCAGTCGCACTCTTAATTTCATTATCAAGGGACGCACGTTCTCTTTTCTGTCTGTTTCTAATAAAATTAGCATCGAGCACATCCTCTGCAGTAGTGAGTCTGTCCAGAGTATCCAACGATGTTTGTGCATTTTTCAGTCTCCTTTCGGCAGATGCTTTCTTGCTTTCCAGTTGTTCTATTTTAAATACTGCTGAACCACCAACAGTAGTATGTTCAATATGTGCTCCACTGAGATAACCAAATACCCCAATACTTGTGATGAATGATAGCACCACAATTGCGATTGTGAAGTATGTCTTCAACAGTTTGTTAGCAGTTTTCCAATTCCGATACACCCAACTCGCAGTGACGAGTTTAGCAAATTCTAAAGATCCACCCATCGCTGCAACAGCAATAGGGGATGCTGGAAAAATCGCCATCAAACCTAGTATCGAAAAGTAACCAGCAACTGATGTAATCGCCAGCGCTGACAGCATTAATAGTGCTATGAATAGCATCCAGGTCTCCAATCAGGTAGTTTTAATTCTTTCAAGTGATCAAGTCTCAGACGCACATTCCACATTTGATTGATGCATCTGTCGTCGAGTCTATGCTCCCATTGCAGGATATGCTCAACTGCCTTGGCATGCGATTTGCTATCGTATTCAGCGACAACTTCTTTGCGCATTTCGCCTTCATAGTTAGTCACATAAGAGGAACTTCCGAAATATGATTCGAATAGTTTCTCAGTTTTACATGAATACCCAATATAAAATTTGCCGTCGTCGAAGTAAGTGCAATATACTCTATGCACCTTCTTCGGCAACGGCTTACGTTTTTTTGTAATTACCATAATCTACTCCGTAAGTAGACTATTTATTCGCTTTCTTGATCGGTGTCAAAGTCATATTCTTCTTGATCGATCCCTTCGCCGCAGAAAGGGCAGTGTAATACTCTATAGTATCTGCCATCCATATCATGGTCTATAGAGAATAGAGCATTACAACTGGTGCATTCATATTCCTCATCTAGCATTTAAATCACACATCAGTAATGGTGCTGATGGATGTAATGCCCACAGACGCATTATAACTGTTAAGTGTAGAAGTTATATTAGATGTTTCAAGTAATGCGGCAAATTCTTCAGCAACTGCATCATCTGAGAACGTATATTCTAATATTTGCGTATACATATCATTCAGGATGTCGAAATGAAATGTAACTTTATCGTTATTATTTTCCAACCATTCTTCTAAGACAGTATTTTGCGGTGGATTAGTTTGAAAGTACCACAAAGTTTGGTATGAATCTCTTGTGTTTGTAATAGTAAGTTTCTTAGCCATGTTAATTCCTTTTGGTTTAAATACTATGCTGCTACGCCCCAGACGTCATCCCATTTACCTGAGAGAGCACCCTTCGCATAGTCGGTTGCGCGATTTTCAAAGAAGTTAGTGTGTGTCGGAGCATTAATCATTTCTTCAACCCATGGAAGAGGATTTTTCTTGACCTTAAAGATACCCTTGAGACCAAGACTAATAAGTCGACGATCGCAGATATAACGGATATATTTCTTTACATCAGCAGATGTAAGATCTTGCATCTCACCCATCTCGAATGATAAATCAATAAACTTGTCTTCTAGTTCTACCATTTTCTCGGCGATAGTATAGATACTGGATTTTAGTTCGTCGTTCCAGAGTTCTCTGTTCTCTTCAACATATGTACGGAACAGTTTAATCATCGACTCGGCATGCATTGTTTCATCCACGATTGACCAAGTAACGATCTGCCCCATTCCCTTCATCTTTCCGTGACGAGGGAAGTTGAGGAGCATGATGAAGGATGAGAACAGTTGCATACCCTCAGTGAATGCACTAAATGCAGCGATATTGGTCGCGACTGATTCAGGAGTTCCATTTGTGTTCGACAAATCCATAAAGTAGTCGTGCTTTGCTCGCATTGAGTCGTATTCGAGGAATTCCTGATACGTTGTTTCTGGCATGCCCAGAGTTTCAATGAGGTGAGAATACGCTGCAACATGGAGTGCCTCCCTTGCCGCAAACCCCATCAACATCATACGAATTTCAGGTTGAGGGAAATACGGTAGATAATTCTTCACATAACCACCAGCAACATCGATGTCACCCTGTGTGAAGAAGCGGAAAATATTAGTTAGGAAATGCTTTTCACCGTCATTAAGACGTTTCTTCCAGTCGTTGACGTCTTCCGACATCGGGACTTCAGTGTGCAACCAATGTGACTGCTCGTGCTTTAACCATGCGTCATATGCCCATGGGTAGTTAAATGGTTTAAAATATGCTCGTTCTGTCATTAAAGTCATGGTCGACCCTGACCCCTATACTTTTTAAAGTTTTGCTTTTTATTTTTATTCATTGTGCTGGTTTTGATTTTTCCATTACCAATCGAAGTACCTCTTTTGTGAGTTTCGTTGATACTGTTTTTCGTTGTCCCCGAGGACTTACCACTTTTCGCCATTAGTTATTCTCCGCCCATTTGATTAAACTATCATAACCACCGACGTGATGTCCATTAATCCAAATTTGTGGAACTGTAGTTATCCCAGGAACTGCGGCAACTACATCTTCCCATAATACATCTTCACCCACCACACTCTCAACATACTGAATTTCCATACCAGTCATAAATTCTTTTGCCAGTACGCAATACGGACAATCTGGTTTGGTATAAATTTCTGCAAAAAATTGTGACATGTTTTATCCTTCGCACGCAACACAAGTGTCGCCATCAATCATTGCCTTGAAGTCAATCTCTTTGATTACTTCTCGTTCAATGCGCTTCGATACCTTATCTGCCTTACCGATCTTCTCAGAACGACAGTAATACATCGTCTTTAAACCCTGCTTCCATGCAAGATAGTGAACAGCATGCAGATACTTGATATTTGCATCAGGACGGAAGAATACATTGAGGGACTGTGCCTGATCAATAAACTTCTGTCTGTCTGCTGCATGCTCAATAACCCAACGCTGATCAATTTCCATGGAGGTCTTATAGATTTCCTTGGTTTGACTGTCCATCCAAGTCAGATGCTGCACCGAACCATCGTTGGCGATAATCGAAGACCAAGTCTCATCATACCATCCAGTAGGTCTACCGAGTGCTGCTTCTTCTAGAATAATACCATCGAGGTATTTATTCTTATTGAGAAATGAACCAGACAAAGTATCTTGGCGATATGCATTTGCTCGCCACGGTTCAATCGACGGACTGGTATTGCCCATGATGATTGACGACGATGCATTAGGAGCAATTGCCTGCATATGTGAGAAACGACGACCAGTACCAGCAGCATCAGGTGCCTCGCCACGGTCTGCACCAAGTTCTAGATTTGCAGTGTCGAGACGAGTCTTGATATGCTTAAACACTCGCATGTTTAAACCCTTGGCAACTGCAGACTCCCACGCAATACCCTTGCGTTGCAGATAAGCATGGAAACCAAGCGCACCGATACCAATTGAGCGCTCACGCTTTGCTGAATAGATGGCACGACCTACCTGCTTCGGAGCATTATCAATGAAGTATTGCAATACGTTGTCTAGCATCTCTGCCATGTCCTTGAGGAACAACGGATCTTTCGACCAAGAATCATAGTATTCTAGATTGACTGACGAGAGGCAGCAAACAGCAGTACGCTTCCTATCCGTCGGAAGAATGATTTCCGAACAGAGGTTCGACTGATGAATCTTTAGTCCAAGATCTTTCTGGAACTGCGGCATTGCACGATTCGAAGCATCGATGAAGTGTAAATATGGTTCACCTGTCATCATACGCAGTTCTAGAATCTTCTGCCAGAGATCTTTTGCCGAAACTGTATCGCGGATTTCACCCGACTTGGGATCGGTAAGGTTCCAACTGTCGTCGGCATCCTTGTCCGTCATACAACGCTCAACGATTTCCATAAACGCATCCGAGATGTTAATCCCATGGTGCAGGTTCAGTGCACGCATGTTGGGATCACCAGTCGGTTTGCGCATTTCTAGAAATAACCCAACATCAGGGTGAGAAATATCCAGATAAGCAGCATAAGAACCACGACGAGTGCGACCTTGACGGTAAGCCATACTAGAAGCATCATAAGTGCGAAGGTGAGGCATAACACCAGTAGACTTATCATCTGCGGCGCGAATACCAAAACCAATACCAACGCCGCCACCAAGCATAGACAACCAGTTAGTTTCTGAAAGATTTTCAACTAGACCCTCCGCAGTATCATCAATGAAGTTTAGGAAACAACTGATTGGCATACCACGTTTCGACCGACCAAACGAGAGGATAGGAGTGGCGTATGACAACCAGTGCTTTGACGCATATTCGTATAGACGCTGCGCATGTGCAGGATTAGAACCGAACGTCTTTGAAACAAAAGCGAATCGATGTTGCGGAGACGTTTCGTCGTCCTTCATGTATGATTCTTGAAGTCGCTGAATACCTAGTTTGTCAAACAGGGAGTCCCGTGATAGGTCAATCTCAATATCCAGATAATTCTCTTTTGCCATTTATAGTCCCTGTTCCTTCAAAACTTTTTCGATGTCTGGTTTAAAGTATGATTCTGGTTTCAGAATCTTACCATCCTCACGCTTTTTAATCTTACCATTATCAGAAACCTTGCTCATGTTAGAAGCACGCACTTCTTTCCACACCTTATCAAAGTCAATACCAAGAGTTGCAAACAATCCTTGGACAACCCAGACTAGGTCTGCACCACCATCAGCAATGTCTCCGATATGCCGACGGAGAAATCCGTCACACAGTTCACGATATTCTTCATCGATTAGATCAATATATAGGCGTGCTTGCTGCATGTTATCTTCATTTAGATGAGGTTTAGTTCCAACATACTGATCTGCTGCTGTCATAAATTCGGTAACATCTTCTTGGTAATCCATAATATTTTCTTTCTGTAATTTAATAGAACCATCTTCAAACATACTCCAAAGAATAGTATCCCCTTCTTCCCAACCCATTATTTTGAATCCAGGCCAAGCAATATAATGCTCGTCGGAGAAGGGATCGTACTCAACCTTGACAGTATTACTCATTTGCGCACCTCTTCAAGAATGTGATATTTAGGTTCCCATCC